CGCCATCGCCACGCCGTCCGCCGCGCTTTCGGCTTCTTTGTTTTCCACAAAGCCGTGCGGGGACTGCAGGTAGGGCGCGGCCGACCCTTCTTTGCGCGCCCCTTCGATTGCCGTTTCTGCACCGGCCCGGCTGAAACGGTCGACCAGCGCGATGGGGTCGGTTTTCCACAACACCAGTGCCGAGATGCCGGCGAGAAACAGCAGTACGCCGCGCCGGAAGCCGACCTGCCGTAAGAAGTCGGCAATGATTTGGTATTTATCCTGTTCGGACATTTCATCCTCCGTTCTCAGGCGGTGCCGCCCGCAGGCTCCGGACCGTGCCTTAAATCTTGATGCAGGCGAGCAGCGGCGATGCTGGGGCGGTACTGCGCGCCGTCGCGGCGGCCTTTATACGGGGCGGGATAAATCGGACAGGTGTTCATCGTGCGGCCGCCGGTTCGGCGGCGTGCTGCCCGGAGCTAATCCCCGCTGCGTCTTCAGGCAGCCTGCTGTGTATTTGGTCGCCGTAAAAACCGCCGCCGGATTGCAAGTAATGCAGTGTCATGCCGTTCCTCCCGTTTAGCGTCCGATAGCGCGGAAGAAAAAGCCTTGGAAATCGGCGGCATTCGCACCTTGCCCCCATGTGTTAACCAAGGCATTAAATCCGGTGGCCGTTAAATCTCCCGCACCAATCGTTATATCTGTGCCGACCGCGCCAGAGCTGCCGCCGCTTTTGACGGTGATTTGCACGTTGTAGCACTCATTCGGGAAGGCGATTGGGAACGTTACCTTAACCGGCCCTTCCCCCTGCCAGCCCATCGGCACGAAGCCCCATTGGTCGATGAGGCCGTTGGGCAGTTTGGTGTAGCCGTTGGCGCCGGCCTGGTGCTGCATGGCGTCGGCCATCTGCCGCCTAACCGCTTCGCCCAAGTCGCTGATGTCGGCGGCGCGGTGGGTATGGTTTTTGTCGGCCTTGTCCTGCAACTGTGCGGCCAGCGTAGAGGCATCCAGCGCTCCGGCATTGGTCACTTTGCCGTAAGCTTTAATCCAAAATACGATGTCATCCAAGCTGTCTTTGGCCTTGATGCACAGCACCATGCCGACGTATTTGGGCGTGTTGTCCTGATAATAGGGCTTGGGCGTGTATTGGTCGGTGTAGGCGTGGTCGTAAGTGATGGGTACGGCGTGTTTCTGCGAGTATTTCCCCTCTGCCGCCTGCTCATGCGCAGACTCAAACACTTTGGAGGACGGGTTTTGCCCTTCCGAGCCGCCGAGTATCCCGTAGATGGTAATCATCGGATCACCGGCTTTAACTTGGTTTGGATAATACTTATCCACCGGCAGGCGTTTGAGCAGCAGGTCGTCGTTGCCGTAGGCCACAATCCCCAAAACATGATGATGGTCGCCTACCGCCCATGGGTACCGCTTACCGATTTGGCCGCCGCTGCCCACGTTGCGCACAAAGTAATCATCTACCGGCTTGACGTCGGCAATGCTGCCGTACTGCGCCACCAGCTTGCGGTACAGCTCGGGATAGGCGGACTGCGTTACTTTTGCTGCAATCTCGTCGTACTTAATCCAGCCGTCCGGGATGTCGCCAAACGGGAAATAGGCGGTCATGCCGATGTCGGAGCGCGTGAGGTTGGGCAGCTTGTTGCCGCCCAATACGCGATACAGGTCTGGATAGGTAGCCTGGGCAAAGGTGCTGCCGTCGGCCTTTAAAAAGCCGACCGGGTTCGTTACAACGCGCGGGAAGGCCACGATACTGCCCAGCGGCAGTGATTTCCGCACCGCCTCTTCGGCTTTGTCGTAAGCCGTTTTAACGGCCTTGGAGGTGGCGGCCATATCTTCGCGGTCGCTGTTGGTGGCAGATGAGAGCTGTACAATGCCAGCCTGTGTGGTGCTGGCATTTTTGCCAAATTCATCCAGCAAAAATGCCATTTTCTCGTCAATGTTGTAGAACAGGTAGTTAAACTGTTCTTTAGTTGGCGGCCTGATGCCCACCATATCCCATCCCAGCTTGTATTGAGGCTCTTCCCAAACTGTGCGCTGGCCGTTTTCGGCAAACTTTTTCGCGAAAGACTGCTTGTTTACTGCCATGTTCATACTCCATAAAAAAACCGCCAATCGGCGGTTAAATCACAATATCGGCGTTGGAGAGCATCACGCCCTGCCCGAAGCCGTAATAATTTTGGTCGGCAAAACCGAATGGGGTTTTATGTTTCACAATAACCACTTCCAAGCCTACCCCTGCGGCTTTTGGTATCAGCCGATAGCGGTTATTCAGCACATATTCCGGCGCGTTCTTAGTGTTGAAGGCCACTTGGAATTTTGCATTATCCAAATCACGAAACACCGCCAGTTCTGCGCCAAATACATTACTCATCGCCTCCACAATTTCCGGCGCTGTGCCGTGGCCGTTATTTACGGCAATTTTCCATTTCAGTAGGCCGCGATATTCCTCATCTGGCAATTTGATAAAGCCGCCGGTAACGGTTTCGTTTTCGCGCCGCATTCGTGCCTGTCCGAAGCCTAGGGTATTCTCTTGCCCAGCGAAGCCGAAAAACGGGATGGCCGCCGCGTTGCTGATTGTACGCGTCAAGCCAACGATTCGCCCCACCCCGTCTAACTGCTTGCCTTCTGCCGTATCGACCCCGCGCTTATGTAGTAGGTCGTAAAACACCTCATGCAGCGCATTGGCCGGCGCAAACAACGATTTAACCAAGCATTCGAACTGTCGGCTTTGCCTAAACTGCATCAGATTGTTGCCCCACGCGATACTGCCGTGGTCGGTTTCGCGTTCCATTAGCGCACCTCGATTCGTAACGGGTCGAATATCGCCCGTTCATAGTTGCCAATCACGATATTGCCAGTGCCGAATGCTCCGTCGGCAGGTCGCACGGTCGGGCTGTCGGAAGCGGCAAACTTAAACGCCACCGATTCCACACCCGCCGTTTTGAACACGCCGCAGTAGAATTTCTGCGCCACCACGTCGTCGCCCACTTGCAATTTCTGCCCGATGGCGTTCAAATCCGCGCGTACCGTTTCGTAGCCGTCTGCCGGGAAGGCCGCATCTGCACCCGTGAGCAGGGTCAGCGTGGCCTGAACCCAAATATAGCGGTAGGTCGGTCGGGAGAAGCGGATAAGCTGGCCGCCATTCGGCGTGGCGACGGTTTTAGCCACATCGCCGTTGGTGTCGATGCCTGCCGCCTTCACGCGGTAAATGGCTTGGGCGATGTCGTCGTCTTTGCCGCCATCAATCAGTACTTTAATGGAATGTGGTTTCAGATCGCCTACTTGTATATCCGTATTGTTCTCGAAAACATGGATGTCGCGGGCGGTCGGGATGTCACGTTTCAGATTGGCAAGAATCGTGGCATGTGTGGCCGCGCCAAGTGCATATACGCCGGTTTCGTATCTGTCGCGTAAATCTTCATCACTCTCCGCCAATCTGCCAGCTGCCGCCGCTCGGTTTCGTACCCGTTTCAGGCCGTCAATCAGCGTAACGGCTTCGGTAATCGTATCCGCTGCCGCTTCCTCCAAACCTTCCAACGGGGAAGCAGCCACTACTGCACCGATTTCAACGATAGATAAATTGTCAGACACCGCAGCCCGTACACTATCCGCTGCCAGCGAACGGATGCGGAGGAATACGCCGTTTTTCTCTGCCGCAAAGTCGGATGATGCAGATAGGGCAGTTTTCAGGCCATCTACCACATCGTCTACGGTGGCGTTATGGCCGCTGCGGTAAGTGAATCGATGATCGCCAAGCGCTACCCAGTAAGTAGAATCAGGTTGCGCGGTTGGTGTAATCAGTATCTCCACCGCATTGGCCGCTGAAACAGTCAGGTCTGCCGTGGTTGCCCACACCGTCTGCGTAACCGTATTTTTAAACTGTGAGCCGCGCGGCACTTGAATGGTGCGGTCGGCATAAATCAACAAATCTGCCGAACTTGGCCTCGCCCCTAAGCGCCGAACACCGGTAAATGCCACAGCGTTATCCAGCGCAATGCCGGTGGCGGTATCTGGATACATGGCGTTGTACACACCTTCAGCCACATTCCACAGTGCCGCTTCACGCTCGGCAAACGTATCAATCAGCAGCCCCAACACGCTGTCGGGGCGGGTTTGAATATCCGCAGGCAGTCCGGCTGCCAGTAGCCGCTGTTTCAAGTCGGCAATAATGGCCGCCCGGATTTCAGGTAGCCTCATTTTTATAAAGCCCGTAGGCAAAACACCGTAGTCCATCAAACCTCCGCCTCAATCTCAACCAAGCCTTCATTCGTCTGCGCTTTGGCCTGTATTGCCAGCCGCCTGCCTGGTGTATCCATCAGCAGGCGAATGTCTGATACCGACACCACACCTGGAACGTCTTTCACTTTGGCGCGTATCACTGCTTCCACCGCCGCCCGGCTCGGGGCTTTTTTCAAAACCTGCTCGAAATACGGCACGCCGTGTTCGGTATCCAAAAACCATTCGCCGAGAAAGGTCAGCAGCGTAACCTTGATTTGCTGTTGTACCCGCTGCGCACCGTCGGCCAAAGTCAGGCGGCACAAATCCAAATCATGATTGCCGCCCAGTTTCAAATCTGCGCTCATTTGGGCGCTCCAGTCTCCCCGCCGCTGTCGCCGGGGTGGGTATGTGTTACCAATGATTTGCCGGATGCAATCACGTCTTGGTCGGTGGTGTAGTTGCCGCCGGTCTGTTTGATGTTGCCGCTAAATGTTGCCCCGCTGCCACCTTCCACCGCCATGCCGCCATTGCCATTGATTTGCCCTTGTGCCGTTACTACCGCAGAGAACTCCGACTGTGGCGCATTCACTTGGAACTTGGTTGCATTCAGCGTTACTTCGCCGTCTGGCGACATTACGAAAGAACTAACCCCGCACAGCAGGCGCAGATTAGCCGTATCCGCCGCCGCTACGGTCGGGCGTAACATCGGCGCGGCGAAACAGTCCGACATATCAAAGCGGCGCGGGTCGTCCGGCGCGGCATCACTACCGGAGAGCCAGCTATCCAGCGCCACTTCGGAGAAATACAGCAACACGTCATCGCCGGATTGCAACGGCAGGCTAATCATTGCGCTGCCGCCCAATCCGGTAGGGAATAGCATTGGAACGCTCACAATCTGCGGTGCGGCCAGCTCGCTGCCGTTGGCTAAAGCACGCGGCATACTCGGCTTGACCGTTGCTATCTTGCCGTCCCACGCCACGATTTTGCCGGGTAAGCAAACATGAATATCGTCCAGTTCGTTATGGATGGCTTCCGTCAGGTTCATCTGATTTCTTTCACTTCCAATTCGGTTTGCCAGTCGCCGCCGTCCAGGCTGCCCGAATGTTTTACCGTCTCCACCCTGAAAAAATCGTTTACCGTTTCCGATTCGATTTTCACAATATCCGCCGGATTGATTTGCGGCAGCAGTAGTGAATGCACTTTCCAGCCGTCGCGCGGCTCTGATTGCTCTGTCCGGCCTTTGCGGCGGCTGTTCTGCGGCACAGACTTATCCCGCGCCCCGTCACAGATTTTTTCAGGGTGGCCGATTAAGCCGCTATCTGCGGCCAGCACCACCGCCGTGCGTTTGGTCGGTTGCAGTTTTTGCACCACTTGCAACGTTTGGTTTTGCACAGACCATTCCAGTCCTGCGCCGGCGACTATCTTGTTCAATGCCCGCCGTGCCGCACCGTAGAAGCTGAAGCCGTTGCGCCATGTGCGGTTTGGTAGTTTTTCGTCCATGACCAAAGTCAGGTTCATTTGCTTGGCAATCTCACGGATGATGCTATGCGCCGCAACACCGGCACCGAAACCAAGCGAAACCGCCGTATCGCGCAGCTCTACCCATCCATCAGCAACCGACAGCTCTGTAATGCGTTCCGTTCCCTCGCGGTAGGTGTAGGCATCTACCACGCCCCCCGCCGCCATCAGCACTTCGCCTTCATCTTCAGCGTAGCCGGCGTAGAGAACACAAAAGCCATCAGGTTTACTGACGGCTTCGATGGTTTCCGGTGCTAAGTTGTAGAGTTTCAGACGGTGGATATTCGGATCGGGCTTGGTGTCTTTCTCAATCTCAAACTCAATCTGCAATGGCGGCTTGATTTCCACGCCCTTGCCGCCGGCTTTGCCAATCAGCAAGCGATACACTCGATTGAATTTATACATTTGTTCGCCTTGTTTGAGTTTCAGGTAGCCTGCGCCGGCAGATACACCAGTTCTGCCGAGCCATCGGTAAACGACTGCCGGCCTATCGGCTCGCCGTCCAACGACACCACCACCAGCTCGCCTTTCGGCACAGCCAGATGGCGGAAGCGGCCTAACATCGGCCAGTCCGACACCAGCCGGATACCGGACAGAATCACATCATTTTCGGCGTTCTCCAGCGATAACGTCCACATTGCATCGTCATCGTTCCACGCCAGATGCAGGAAACAGGTCATTTCGTCCAGTTCTGCTTCGACAATGAAGTCGTTCTGGTCTGCGAAGGGGATTTTTATCATTTCCCAACTCCGAGAATATTAGATATATCGCTACGCATCGGCCTGCTTTTTACTGCCCGTTGCGCCCGTTGCTGTGCTTGTGGGCTGGGGGTGGTCTTGGCCGTCTGCTGGCGGCTGGTAATTTTGCCAGCCGGGCGTTTGGTTTGCCCGGCCTTGCCCGCTGCATTCTGCCGCACCTTACCGGGCGGAATATCCGCCTCTTTGGTTTTAGCTTTGCGGATTTTGGTCAGACTGATGCTGATGTGTAGCTGTTCGCCGTCGTCCACGCTGCGCGAAATATCGCAGCTCTCCATCGCAAATTCTGGGTAAACGTCCAGGCCGGTAACGATGGTAAGCGGCTGGCGCTGTTCGTTAATCACACGCAGTGCTTCCTTGGCTTCAATCATTTTACTACGCCCGCTTGCGCCGAACAGGCTCACGCTCGCCCCCGTTACCACCCCTTCAATCGTCAGCTTTTCCGCTTCGGTTGAGATGTGGTCGCTTACCGGCGCACCTTCTTCTACCGCGTATTGCGTTACCCCGTTGGCTAGTGAAGTCTGCTCGCTAATGAGCGCATCCAGTCGAACCGCGCCAATCATGGTCTGCGGTGTATCTGTCAGGCGGAATACCATGTCGATTAATGCCATTTCAAGTTTTCCCTGTCTGTGGATAAGGTGTTCTATACCTATCGGCCAGCCTAGCCGCATCCCTGCCCGGGTTTGGCGAGCCGTTCACGGTGTTACTGATGTTTTGAATATAGCTATTACCACCGTTCGGCATGGGGGCTTTGCCGCCGAAACCGGAGAACGAAAATCCGCCGGATACCAGGTTTTTCAGGTTGTTCCAGCTTTGCACGATGTTGTCAATCCAGCCGGTAACCGCCTTGATGGCGTCATCCCAAGCGGTTTTCACAAAATCCGTTACCGCCTGCACCGCCGTCTTGATGCCGTCCCAGGCCGCACGGCCTTTGGAAAGCACCCAGTCCCACACCACAGCGGCAGCGGCCTTAATACCGTCCCACGCAGCCAGCGCCTTGGCTTTAATCCAATCCCAAGCCGCCGCCCCCGCTGCTTTAATATCATCCCAGTAATACCAAATCAGCAGCAGTAAACCAATAATAATCAGAATGATACCAATTGGTCCGGTTAAAGCGGCCGAAAATAACCCAACTGCCATTCGGATGCCACGCAGGATAGAGAACATCACGCTGAACGTCTTAACCAGCGCCATGCCGATAGAGAAGATGGCGGCGAATTTCACTATCCACTCTTTCAGCGGCATATCCGCCCCGCCGAGCAAGTATTTAATAAAACCAAGAATGTTTTTTACCGTCTCGATTTCATCCGCCCATTCTTCAGCACGGCCGATTAAGCTACCGGTAACAGATACGCCGCCATTCAGCCAAACGTAAATATCCTGTCCAATTAGATAAAGACCATACAAGATGGCTGCCAGCCGCACCATCTGCCCCAACGTGCGCCCAACACCAGCGTTCATAACCTGCCGCAGCCGCATTTGAGCAGCCGTCAGTAAGTTGGTCGCTCTTGTTGCACCTAAAATCGCATTGCGCCACAGCACGAACTTAGCTACCACCAATCCGCCACCAACCAGCGTTATCAACATCTCGAAGTTGTCGATAAGCCAGTTTGTGATGCGATAAAACACTTCTGCCGCACCACTAGCCTTATTCAAACCGTGGACAATCTGCCCAACCTTATTGCGGATGATGGTAAAGCTGCCGGAAAACGTCTTGGGCATCCGTTCAAACTCTTCATTGAGTTTGTCGGCCTGTTTCAACAAGCCCTGCGCCAGTTCTTTGCTGGTCAGCTTTCCCTCTTTACCCATCTCGCGCAGCTTACCAACCGGCACACCGAAGGCATCGGCAATTGCCTGCGCCAAGCGCGGGGATTGCTCGAGAATAGAGTTCAGCTCATCGCCGCGCAGTGTGCCTGAACTCAAAGCCTGCCCCAGTTGCAGTAAGGCAGCCTGTTGCGCCCCAGCATCTCCGCCACCGATAACCATTGATTTGCCGATAACATCGGTCAGTTGTAGCGTTTGGTCGGTGGATAAGCCCAAGTCGTCTTTGTTGCGGGCTACTTTTTGAAACAGATCGGCGGTGGCAGTAAATTCCTGCCGGTTGCGTTGTGCGGACTTGAACAGCTCATCCATCACATACTTTTGCTCTTCCACGCTCTTAGTGGTCAGCGACACACGACCTTCCACGCTCGCCCAGTCGTCGGCCATGCCCATCAGCATACTCACGCCGATGCCGCCCAATACTGCTCGCACGATACCACCCAGGCGAGAATAGGCCGCCGCCGCTTGGTTTGCCCCGCGAACAGCGGTATTGTTGCTTTTCTGTATTGCCTCGCCGTAGTCCTGCGCTGATTTGCGCACCTGTTGTACGGCGGCGCGATAGCGCCCGATGCCGGCCTGTTCCAATTTGAAACGCAGCAGCGTTACCAGTTCTTGTGCAATCATGATTTGTGTCTTGCTATTGCCGCCGCTTCGGCGGCTTCCTGTGCATCCATTACCGCATTAATCTTCATCAGGTCGATTAGGCTCGCCGTCCCGTCTTTGACTTCCGAGAGCGTGATATGGCCTGCCATCACCGGCCGCCATATCACAAATTCCGCCTTCAGGTCTTCGCGGAAGCTGCCGACTGGATTTTGTCTTTCAACTGCGCTTCCAGTCCAGAACGGGCGAGCCATTGCATCAAAGGGTCGGCGAAATTCTCCCGAATGATGGCCACCATCAGTTCCAAAATTTCCACCGCATTGTCGAACACCATTTCTCGGCGGTCGGCAGTCAGTTTCTCTAAATCGCCGTCTGCGTTCTCTACTGAGATATGGTCCGGGTCGAGCAGGCGGTTTGCCCATTTGGTTAGCGATTTGCCCGACAGGCTGCCTGAAAGGGCAGTAAGTGCATTCATCGTGCCGTCTTGTTCGCTTTCAGGCTTGATTAAGCTGCCCAGCGCCGGCAACAGCTCTTTTTGCAGGTCGCCGAACACTTCCAAGGCCGTAAAAGCATCCATGCGGGAGATGCCGAATTTATGTTCGCCAATGCTGACGATTTTCGGTTTACGCATCAGTTACCCCCTACGGTGTAAGTGGCTGAAGCGGTTTCAAATACCCATTCGCGGTTGCCCACTTCTTTGCCAAATTCGCTGTTGGGTTTCTTTACAATCCACGCCGCACCGGCCATGAACAGCGTATCGCCGCGCAGGTCTTTAATCATCAGCGGCAGCGGCATAGCACCGCCAGAGGCAATGTCTGCATCGTGTAACGCGCTGAATACATTATTGGACTGGCTGGTTTGTTGCAGGGTAATGGTTACCTTGCAGCGTTTATCTGCGCTCATGGAGCGGGCGACTTCGCCGTCCGCGCCGGCTTGGCTGGTAATGCCATCAGCCATCTGCTCAATCGAAACGAATGTACCATCCACCATACCTTTGACGCTGTGTGCGCCGAACGTAACCGCCACGCGGTCGCTTGCATACGTTTTTACGTCTGCCATTTTGATTCTCCAAGTAAATAAGCTGCCTGAAATATTCAGGCAGCCTTGTTTTAGATAGCGTTACAGCGTATAGCCTAGGCTGAATTTGATTTCCACCAAATGCACTGCACCGGCCAAGCGGGCAGAGCCGCCAATATCCTGCAAGATGCGGGATGCTTTGCGGTTCGGGCTGATTTCCGAAGCGCGGGGGTAGGTAATGCGGAATGAGGGGATAACGGCGTTATTCTCGTCCAGTTCCTCTTCCGCGATACCGCCACGCCGTACCCCCAACACAAGGCTTTGCTGCATGGCGTTCACGATGATTTGGATACCTTTGTCGGTGTAGGGAACTTTGCCGCCGGCATTAATCAGCGCATATGCAACGTCTGCCTGCATGTTGGCTTTCAACCAGTCGCGGAAGCGGATAACGTCTATCCACTCGCCCGCTGCGGTCTTACCGCCCTGCGAAATAGCGAAGCTGCCGAAGGTTTCAAAGGTCGTGCCGTTCTTTTTCTGCACTACCAGCACATCGCCTTCCGGCAGGCGGTCGGCGGTAATGCCGTTGAGCTTCACGTTTGCCCAAGTTTCGCCACCCGGGTAGTAGGTAAAGCGTTCCGCCATCAGTGCCACTTCAAGGTATTCCGTTGCCGCTTTGGTGTGATACAGGCCGAAAGTGTAGGCGTAGCCCTTGTTTTTCAGTTGGCTCAATAGGTCGTTATCTACCGAGCCGTCGGTAATGTTCTGCGCGGCGGATGCCGTACCGAACAGTTTGTGATTGGTTTCCGCCCAAGCGGCCACCGCCAATACATCGGCTTCGGTGCGGCTGTCCACAGTCAGGCCGTACCACTCGTCGCTCTCGCGTTTTACTGCATTGAGCGTCTGCGCCCAATCTTCGTTTGACGTGGCCGTGCCAACGGTCATATTCGCGCCGGTTCGCACGGTAAATGCCGCGCCCGCCTTATGGGTCAGGGTCAGCGTGTTGCCGGAAACGGCGGCCTCCACCTGCACATCGGCCACACCGGCAAGCGAGGTTTTTAGGCTATTGGCAATCTGCTCTGTGGTCTCGGTATTGGCGGTCAGCTTCACGGTATGGGTTACGGTGTCGCTATCTTTCTTCCACGCCACGGTCAGCGCGTATTCCGCACCTTTCACCGCCTTGTCCACCGTTACCGCCACGCTTTGCGCCAAGCGGCGTCCAATGAACATCTTGGCCGGGTGGCGGCCTTGCGAGAAAAACGCCTGCGCCGCGCGATACAGCGCATCAGACGGCTTCGCACCCAAATCCAAGAGCTGGTCTGCGCCGGTAATCGCCATCACGCGCGACAGACTTAAAACGTGCGGTGCAATAAAAATCATGTCGCTGAAATTTGATACCGCAATACCTGTGGTGTTAAGCGAAATCTGCACATCCACTAGGCGGTCGATATTTGCCATTTTTTGGTTCTCCGTAATAAAAAAGCCGCCCTATGGCAGCACACCGGCAGACAAATCCACCGAATCAATCGTTTCTAACTGTTCAATCAGGCTGGCAGTGTATCGGTAGCGGAAACCACCCACCGCCTGCGGCTCGTAATCCACCTCCAGCAGTTGCGGCACTTGCTGCACCGGCTCGAAATCGACAATATCGGTATTCGCCACTTCCAGCATCTCTGCCACCGCTTCCGTTTGCAGGCGGTTAATCAGCGCATCCAGCTCCTCAAAACAACCAACGCCGAAGCATTGTAGGTGTACCTTGGCTTCACGCGTACCGTCCAGCTTACGGGTGCGGTCTGTGCCGATTTGTCCAGTATGTACCGGCCATACGGCGGTTGTCTGCCGAACATCCAATACCATAAACGGCGGCTTTGGCCGTTTGCCGTTCTCATGCGCCCAAATCAGCGGCAGAGTGGTTTGTGCAGCCAAGATGTCGTACAGTTTTTCCTTCATTGCGCCGCCTCCGCCGCCAGATAGCGGTAATGGCTGATGACGTTGGAGCGGTAGGGCGCAACCGCAATCACGCGGTAATGCCGCCCCTGCCACACCAACACATCGCCGTTGTTGTCCGCCCCATCCACGTTCAGCAGCGCATCGGTATAAATCCGCACCGCCCGCTCAATACGTTTGCCTTCAGGCAGGTTCTGCATATCGTCGTTGGTGGCCGGTTGCACCGATGCCATGATTTCCAGCACCGTATCGCCGCCCTTAACCCAACGCCCTTTCACATACTGCCCGTCAGGCTGCCGGATGATTTGCTGTTTGCTGCGAAAGCTCATGAGCGCTCCCAATCTACCGAATTCATCATATCTGCCGTATCTATCAGCGGCTTGTCTGAACCTTTGCGCTTTTTGGTTGATTCCGCATTAGGAAACCAGCCGCCGTGTGCAATATGACCTTTCTGCACGTTTACATACCATGCCCCAAGCTGTGCTAATGCACCGTCTGCGCTCAAACCACCTTGATACACGCGGTAAACCAGCCGCCGCTGCGCCTCTTGGATTTGCCCGGCATTCTTTTCCGCGCAATCACTAATAAACGGGCGGGCGGGGATGGTGGATGTGCCGAAGTGGTTATACACCGCAATATCCAGCATATCCGTGCCATCATGCGAGCCTTTACCGCGCCGGATGCCGACTTTCACGCCTTTGCCGTCCAACTTCAAAGCCTGCTTGACGATGCTGTCGAAGCTGTGGTCTATCAGCTTGACTTCAACACTCATACAGCCTGCTCCCCACTGTAATGCCGCCCAAACTTGCCTCCAAGGCCATCAGCGCTTTCCAGCGGGCGTAATAGCCGAACGGGTCGCCCTCTTCGACCAGGCTGCCGTAGCTGCGCGACAAATCGCCTTCACTCTCAGACTTGATGCCGACCGGCGGCAGCGTACCGTTATCCGCCGCCTGTTTCATGGTCAGCAGATGGGCGGTGTACCACAGCCGCGCTTCGTTTTGCTTCTTGGGCGGCAGCTTCAGCGGCATAAACCCTTCTGCCGCCTCCCAAGCCGCATTCATGGCGTCTTCAGTCATGGCCGCCACATTCGGCGCAAGCGTTTTCAGCAATATTACCGTCTGCGTGTCCATGATTTACCGTCCTATTTGTTTTTACCTGAAGTTTTCTCTGGCTTGGATTCAGCTTCAGTCTGCTGCGGGGTTTCAGCTTCAGCCGCTTCAACCAAGTGGCCGCTTTCAATCAGGCTTTTCACGCCGTTGTCTTTACCGTCCACTTCCACTACTTCCAACGGGGCAATTACAGTTTGGCCGTTCAGTACCACCACGGCAGGTTTTACGTTTTTCACAAACATAGCGTTCTCCTAAAAGGCTGCCTGAAACCGTATCGCAGATTTCAGGCAGCCTGACGGGTTAGTTTTCGGCTTTGGTAAAGGCCAAGGGGTAATGCACTACCACGCCGGCAGTTCGTGCATAACACGGCACTACCAGCTCCAAGTTACGGGCTTGCGCTTCCAGTTGGTTGAACGGCATTACCAGCTCATGCACCATGTTTTCAGCGGCAAACTCGCCGATGAAAATAAGGTCTTTATTACCGCTGCCGGCTTTCTCAAACTCTGGCGCTTCTACCAGTTGCAAGCCAGGGTGTTTGGCGCTGAAGAACTCCCAAGCGGTCTTACCGTAAGATTCGGCATAGACTTTGGAAGTCAGTTGCGCGTGCAGGCTGGATGACACAATCAGGCGGTTGGGAGTGTGTACCCCTTGCGATTGCAGGCGTACGGCATTCCACAGCGCATCCAAATCAGCCACGATTTCTTGACCGGTAGCCTGCGCCCATTTCTTAGCAGAAGGCAGGGTGGTTGTACCGATGTTCGGATGGGTCAGCATGCCGTGCAGGTTGTAGGCGGCATCGCCAGTCATCGCGATTTGATTCAGCTTCACTTCGATGCTACGGCGGGCGGCTTCGCCTTTACGGGTGGGCAGGTTAGTACCCAAGCCGGCAGAGGCTTTCAGCTCTTGCACGTTGTAGCCGTAGCTCGCACCGATGCTTTTCACGCGTACGGTGTGTTCAGTACCGGCTACGTCAGCACGCGGCAGGTCATCGGCATAGTTGGCAATCACTTTCGCCATGCCTACAGTGTCGTAGGTTTTGTAAATAATGGATTCTGCCCATTCATCTGCATCGGTTTCAGCCGGCACGAGGCTCAAGCCCAGCATGGGCGGGCGTTTTTTCTCGTAAACCTTGGCTTTCACATAGTCCAGCTCACGGGCAACGAAAACGCTCTCGTCTTCACGCATAGATTGCCCAACAGATTGGGCAAATGCGGATACCGCGAGTTTTTCTGCTTCGTCATAGTGCATATGTTTCTGCATTGTCTTTCCCTTTCAATTAGGCGGTGGGAGCGTGCAGCTCAACCAAGGCCAGAGTTTTGCCGTTGGCAGCGCGTACAGAGCGCACTACGGTGTTTTCCAGCGTATCAGTAGCGGTGTTGTCCAATTCGCCTTTAGCGTTGAATTTAACTGCTTCGTAACCGGCTACGGTTTTACCGTCAGCCACACGCGCCCATACTAGGCCGCGGGTCATCACAGACACCGCATCACCCTGTTTCATCGGCTCAATCGTGGTATGCGAATGCACAGTAATGCCGACTGCCGCCGCACCCTTACCGGCCACCGCTTTGCCGCTGGCATCACGCCCCACTACCACACCGTACATCAAGCCGTCCGCTGCCACGGGATAGGTTTCCACGCGGTCGAAACCAGCATCGGCCTTCATGCCCGCGAATGCGGGGTTCATTTGGTTTTCGTACATTACTTAACTCCCTTCCGTACCGTTCATACTGTTGATGTATTTGGCTCGCGCTGCTTCCGCGCTTACTTCAGGCTGGCCTTTGTCAGCCATATCCTGTCGCTGCTTGGCAACTGCATCCGCTTTTTGGACTTCAGCGTGGCTCTGTAGCGCGAAATCGTAGGCAGCCTGTACATAGTCATCAGACTTGCCGTCAAAGTTCACACTATTGCCGCGAATAGCCTTAATCACGCCTTCTTTAATGGCGCGGTCGGCGCTGTCTGCGTTAAATTCCACTTGATGCGTGTTGGCTACTGCTTCCAGTTCCACGCGGGAACGGGCGGTGGCTAAAGCATCCTGCTTCATTTGCGGCAGTTCGCTTTGCAGCTTTTTCAAATCCGCTTCAGCAGCATCAGCACGCGCCTGCTCTTTGGCTTTGGCGGCTTCACTGTCAGCGGCATCCTGTTTTAGTTTGTTGTACGCCTGAATGACTTCGGGCGCGGCATCGTATTCAATGCCGTTATCCAAACGCATTTTTGACATGGTTACGTCCTTATCGTTAAAAACGGCATCGCCGTCCATATTTAAACGTGCCACCCCGGCACGCCCCTTCTTCACAATCGCCAAATGGTTTGGGCGGATGTTGCGCTGTACTGCATCGTAGCGCTCGCCGTCAGGCGAAATGCCCGGCGTTTCGTCCAAGTCCAATTTATAGCCGACTGAAAGATCTTTATTTCCCGCGTTTACCGCTGCGGGGTTGTGAATCACAATATCGGCAATCAGGTTCTTGCCGTCTTGCCTTGCCTCGCCCAGCACCGCGCCTATCGTGTGATTGGCGGCGTTGGCGCTGGTTACTAATCCGGGATGGCCGTTGGTAATCGGTAATCCTTTGTAACCTTGCAGGCTGTCTACGTGGAATACCTCTTCAGGCGGGCGATATTCGCGCCGCTCGCTACCATCTGGATTGAGGTAAACAAAAACGCCCGTCCGGGTTAGGACAGGCGTGTCGTAAATAAAACCATCTTCGTTTTGGGTCGCTTTAACCGGCGCTCGGTCGTAGCGGATGCTCATAAACCACTCCCTTTAAATCTTCCAAGTCGGGGAATACTGCTTCAGCGTAGCAGCGGCATTGGAAATCCATGCCAGGGTGTCCACCTGCTGGCGAACTGTTCCAGTTGAACTTCTTGCCTTCGCGTTCAATATGATGTTTACGCTCGCGGTTATCCAACACGCCGCGCCAAACATATTCATCTACGCCGATTTGTTGCTGTCGGTAGCGGGTAAGCTGCCCGTTTAGCTTGCCGGTCTGGTCTCTAGCAATCAGCCGCGCCCTGCTTTTCGGCAGGTGGTAGCTGTCGCGTATCAAGGCCACTAAATCCCGATGATTACCGCCGTTGCGTATCTTCGCCACAATCCTGCCATGCAGCGTTTCCAAATATTGCGCGGGGATGGATTGGATAAGCCGGATATTGTCCGCTTCAAACTCGCCCAACAGTTCCAGCAGCCACGGTTCATGCGTGAAGATTTCCACGCCGTACACCGAACGGATAACCGCATGGAACTGGCGGCGGTTAAACCTATCCACCTGTCGAAGCAGTAGCTTCATGGCCGTGGTGGCCGCTTCCTTGGATGCAGTTAAACTACCCGCAACCGATAGCAGCCATTGCCGCAGTTTTTCAAACCACCCACTACCGGCTGGGATGTCATCCAAGCCGTCTTGTCGAATATCGCGCAATAGCGGCAGTCGCTGCTCAATCTCATCTTGCATATCGCTGCATAGTTTCAGCAGCAGCTTTTCATATTCACGCTCCACTGAAAGCGGATACAGCCACTTCTGAGGCCGTTTCCGCTGTCTAGGTTGCCGCTGCATATTCTGCTGCCTTCTCTTTGCTGCCTACTTCGCCGCTCAAGCCGAACAGGCGCTGTGATTGCAGGTATGTGAGCGCCTGCCCTTCGCTGACTGCGCCCATGCCGACAACCTTGTCCAAGGTCGCCATTTCTACCGCCAGCGTATCAGCAGCCAGCTTTTCCATTTCCGCCGCTTCTCTCGCGGTCGGGGTGTAGAGTGGCGGCCATTCGATGCGCCAGTTTTCTGCCGGTTCGCCCGGGATGCCGCTCTGTGCCACAATCAGGCTAATCAGGCGTTCTAGCGCAGGTTGGGCGCGGCGTAATCGTTCCGCCTCTACCAGCTCATGATAAATGCGTAGGTCGCCTTCGCCGGTGGCATTCAGCCCTTTGGCACTCTCGCCGAACAGTACCGTAATCGGGATACCGGTTTCCGCCGATACCACCTGCTCGAACTTGCCGATAACGTCGGTCAGCCCGCCAAGCCCCAAATCGATGATGTTGAAGCCGTCCTCGGCATCCACCGCCACCGTGTTCAGGATATTGCGCACCGAATCCACGGCGTTGATGCGCTGCTGCACCTGTTCTTCCAAGTCGGCAGAAATCAGCTCACCTAGCCCCTTCATCGAGAATACCGCCTGTTGCTTGCGCTCCATGATGGCCTTGGTGCGGCAGCGGGCTTCCTCCCATTCCAATACGGCTTTATAGCCGCGCGTTACTGCATCGCGCCCCTGCCAGTAAATGCGGCGCGTTTTAGTGTCCTGCGGCATCGGATCACCAGGAAGTGGAATCAAGCGGCTCTCATGCACAATAAAGCTGCCGCCAGTGGTGCTGATTTGGTAAAACTCCGGCTGTCCGAAGTTCGGTTTGGTCGCGTCAGAATACAGGCTGCCTGAAACCGATACCTGGTCGATGTGATATACGCGCAGTTCGGCGATTTTATCCAAGCTGCCGTAGTCCAACGGATCAGACAACGATTTATTATCAGCCACCACCGGCACAATACACGCCCCGCCGTACAACCGTGCCCAGCGCAATGCTTCTGCCACGGTAGAAATCACTTTCAGGCGATCTATCTCGTCCCGAATCGTGCCGTCATCTCCGACAACTGTGAAACCGCCAGCCATCGCCTTATCAGCAGGTGCATCCACAATCCGCGCAAATATCCCACCTTGAGCATACAGAAAAGGCGCAGAAACCGAAGTTACCCGCGCCTTTGCCATCCGACTACCCAAAACAGCAGATTGGTAGTTATCTAGTCGAAATTGTTTCATGTCAGCTTAATGCCTTAAAGCGGCTTGCTATGTTGCCGTTTTTCATTAATGGCTCTAGGGCATAGCGCACCGCATCAATGTAATGGTTGTTTTCGTCCAGTACCGCCGGCAGTACATCGCCGCTTAATCGGTCTGTTTTGTAGCTGTATAGTTTAAATTCCCGCAACGTAGCGGTGGCATCGGGGTGGATGAATACGCGCTTAAACGACTTAATGAACTCGATACCATCTTCCACGCTGCCTTTGCCTTTCAGCACGCCGATAATACGGGGCAGGCCGTGGCGTTTCAGGTAGCTGATGGATTCAGGCCGTGCGCTGTCTGCGCGTATCACATATTTTTCAATGCCGGATAGGTGTTGCCGCAGCATGGGTGCGGTATCGTCTAACTCTAGGCCGATTTTGCCATAATCCTGCTCGATATACAGACAGCCGTCATATATCCAGCATTTAACCGCTGCCGTAGGGTCTTGTGAGAAACCGAAGTCCAGCCCGAAATATGGACCATCCCAATCATCGCGCGGCGTGAAGGATTTCTCTTCATACTTGCCACGGAAAATCTGTGCTTCGCTCTTGGTGTTGTATTCCCCAAGCCATACATGACCGAACGAGTGCTGGTTATATTTGCGGTCGTACTCCATCTCACAGCGCAGCTCATCCGACAGGAATGGATTGTCGTAATAGTTCACATGAACCAAACACACTTCATCCGAGCCGTTGGCAATCGCTTCATTGAAAAAAGCATCAACCGCATCCATTGGCTGGTCGGGGTTCCATGTTACCCAAATCTCACTACCAGAGGCGCGGATAGTAGGGCGTAGCAGTTGGAAGCTGTGATGCGATAAGCTTTGCCCTTCCTCCACCCATGCAATATCAAAACCTTCTAACGATTTGATACTGTCGGCGGTGTGGTCTTGCATGCCCTGAAAAATTATCAAGCCACCGCCCGGGGTGCGGATTTCATCGCGCGTTATCTCGAATAGGCGCGATAAGCCGAATTTCTGTATCTTGCTTTCAATAAGTGCCTTGGCTGAAAATTTAAGCGACTTCTGAATCTCGCGGATACATACCACCTTTAAGCCGGGGCGCAGGATTGCCTGCTCCACCAAAGCTTCTGCCCGTTCATGCGATTTACCTGAACCGCGCCCGCCTTTAACTCCTTTGTATCGGCATGGCTTCAATAAGGGAAGAGACCAGCGCGGGGTATCAATGCTCAGGTTCATTCTGCTTAGGATCAATCACAATACGGGTAATGGTTGTTGGGGTCATGCTGCCGTCAGAGCTCACGTTATCCACCACTTGAGTTTCACTCCATCCAGCCTGTGTTTTTAAAAAGAAGATTGCAGCCGCCACATTTCCTTCGCGAGCCTGCTGTAGCAAGCCTTGCGCTATTGAATCGATGGCTTTTGCTCTCCCTTTTTTATATCTTTCAGAAACCTCAGGCTGTCTTTTCTCGATTTCGATGAATGTTGTTTGCGACATGCCGAAATAATCAGCAATTTGCGCCTTTGACAATACCGCAGCCAATGCCTCTACTTGTTCGATTTGCGCTTCAGTTAGCTGTTTTTTCGGCCTGCCGCCGCTTCCTTTCTTGCTTACCATTTAAACCACCTTTACCACAGACAGCGCCGTCAGTCTGAAGGCGGCTGTTCTTCTCTTGAGTTACACCAGCAAATGCAAAAAGCCCGAATGCAATTAAAGCACTCGGGCTGGATTCTATATTTGTTACCCATGGCAAAACCCCCGCATGGGTAACAATTGAATAATACGCCGCTGATAACTGAAATGCAAGTGTTTTTTATATTGTTTGTATATGAGATTTAACTAACAACACAAAAGCAGCCCGAAGGCTGCTGAAAAGCCCGCACGGGGCGGGCTGGTGGGTATCTTGATTATACTGGTCCGGCAGTAATGCGCCCGAGTGGCAGGTTGGAGCGGATACCGAAATCAGACAAAAGTTCCTTGAGCTTGGTTTGGATAGCTGTTTCATAAAGCACTTGCGCTTCATATATCAAAACATCCTGCAGGAACTTTTCGGCAGCTTCCTGATTCCAATCTCCTTGTTCCTGTGTCCATGCGTCAGTTTCAAAGAAAGCAGAGATTTTGCCGTTTAACACAGTCAATTCTTGAGGCTGCTCTCGATTGCTTATGTCATGGGCGGTATAAGACAGGCTGATAGATAAGGCAAATTTATCTTTATTTTTAGCACTTACCAAATAACCCTTTACCCCAGTTGTGCTGCGCTCTTGGATCGAAGAGGTGTTCAATGTTCTGGTTTCTTCATGAACACGCACTTCGAGCGTCTCAAACCGAATACGTAGGAGGGAAAGATTATGATTCATATACCACCTCTGCGACAGAAACCGGTTTAAACTGTTTTGGGTTGTCGACTTCCCAATCGCCGGATTCGGCCAGACTTATTTTTTCTACCGTTGCCAGTAACGAGCGTGTATCATTCTTCCGCAGCCGAATAATGTGCGGGTCAGGCTTTAAGGAAAGCTGGAATTGCTTATCTAAAGCAGTAGCAATATCAGCAATTGTACCGAGGGTAAGGTTCTTTTCTTCGGTACTTAGTATCTGTGACAAGCGGGCAGCAGAGATATTTAATTTGTTAGCCAGCTCTTTCTGCACGATGCCCTGTTTGGCAATTTCTTCCCGCAACAAATCAGCCGCCTGTATATTAAGAGCAGTGCGGTTGAATTTCAGGCGGTAGGCGTTTTTCTCCAGCATGCGGTTGAGAACACCTTTTCTTTGCGGCTTAGTAGCCGCCGTTTTTACTATATTCATCATAAATCTCCTTCATCAGTCTTTTATCCGATGGGAGCAGTTTAGGGGTTGTCTTGCGGTGAAAGTGAGTAATCACCATTTGGTGTTCGTCGCTTTCAAAGTGGCGGAAGTAGGCGCGCAGACTGCCCGGGCGTTGGGTCTTGATGGCAAACCATGGATAACCTTCTGAATTGAACTCCAGCTCAAACTTCAAATCGCTCGGATCGTTGCAATAACGCACAATACGGGCTATAAGTTCGTCCGTATCGAACCCAAATAAGCTGTCTGGGAAATCATCTTCTTCCCCGTCCATACCCAGTTGCTTGGCTGCATAATCAGAGAGGATACAATCAAAGCGCTCCCCTTCATACAACAATATCGGCATAATAATTAACTTTAAACTTAACTTCAATAGCCATGTACTAGCTGGCGGCACAATCCAACATTCCACCATCATATCGTAGCCACAATAAAAAAGCAGCCCGAAGGCTGCTGAAAAGCCCGCGCTGGGCGGGCTGGGGGATTATCGTTTTATCGGTTCGGCATCTTTGATATAGGCGTCTTTAAATGTCTGCCCAGTATAAGTTTTGTTGAGAGTAATAGACAACGGACTACGATTTCTAAATGCCTGCCACAACAATTCTTGTGTATCAGCATCTATTTCCTTTGTATCCAACGCGGCAGAGATTTCATTTCCATTACTATCTACAAGAGTTAATCGGAGAATATCTGAGTCTCTGAAATTAGAAATAATAATGAAATAAGTGCCTGTTTCAATTACCGCCTTTAGCTGCCCACGTTCTGCGCGCTGGGTAGCATCTCGAATTTCAGCACTTGAATATTGCTGATTGCCTAGCTGTACGGTATTTGCTGTTTTTACTCCATGCAGCACGGCTATTCTGCTGTCTTCGCTGGTCTTCTCTGTGTGATCTAGCACCTGTTCTGCTGTTGGTAAGGTGCCGCGGGGACTGTTTAATGCAGCTTTCAATCGTTCTGTTTGTTGTTTTTCTGCCTCTTGTTTGGTACGTTCTTGCTCTGCATCTTGCTGTTGTGCAATTTGAGCTCTAGCTGTTTGCCCTTGCTCCCCTATAGCCTTCCAGCTAACAACGAAAAAACCAATCAGCGATATCATAGCCATAATGAAAATAGCTTTTGATTTCACGTCCATTCCATCCATAACTTTGTTAGCTAACTCACATACTGCGTTGATTATTTTATCAACTATTACATCTGTTGAGCCTGATTTAATTGTAAAAATAAGCTCATAATCTTTCAAGTCCTGCTTGGTTAATTTCCGGATATCATCCTTCCCATATAGCGCATAAGCAACAGACTTATAAAAATTTCTTTGAATAGTAACTAACGCTTCAGCAAAGGATGAAGGGAAGCTTGCCTGATAATCTTCACCATCAACCTTAATAAACAATATCAACCTATCTTGATGGCTTTGTAATAAGGCCTTTAAATCGCTTTCATCTGTAATGGTTTCAATCGACTTATAAATATCATTAAAATCAGCAGTCTGAAGAATAGCGCTCATTTTTTATCCTTTCCAATTTGGCGTTCCACTACAAATAACTCTGTTTGAACTTGCAACAGGGGTGGGACTAAATCCGTATTTTTCTCATCTATCGCCATGTTTTTTAACACCTCTTACCCGGGACTAAAACGCCATTATAACGCAGCCAGTCCTAATTACTATTAATCCAACTCGCTTCACCAAACCGCGCGGCCATCCCTGCCTCAGTTTTAATTTGGTGGAATTCTACCAAATTAAAATTTGGGTTATTGATGGTTTCCCAAACCCCAAGAAAATCAATGGTATTTTTATTTCTTAACCACGATTCGATTAAGGGGCTTGGGCTACCTGAAATCAAATATCAAAACAGAGTCGGTGATACTGCTGTTTCTCCGCCGCATCACCCGCCCACGGGAAGCTGTCGAAATATCGATGGTCGGGCAAGTTTACGCCCAAGTGGCGGGCGGTGGCGCGGATAAGCCGCATCACATCTTTGGCATGGTCGCTGATACCTGCCGCCAGCGAACGATTGAATAACCTGAATGCCGCATCATGATGATAGATGAACTCCGCACAGAACAGCGTATGGAACAGCATCGGTTCGAGATTGGGCAGCGTGGCAGGCAGCCTGTCCAACACTTCGCCGCTAATACCGTTATGCAACATCAAGCTGTGAACGTAGGCCACCGCAGAGGGCAGCAGCGGCGCGGCGATTTGGTCGATATGCGCCACACCGAAGCGTTGATGCACCATGCGGTAGGCTGCCGAATAATCGATACCGCAGCGGGCGACCAGCAGCTTGACCGCATCCACTAAGCCGCGCCGTTCGTCTATCGTGGTTTGGGTTTCGAGCTTGGGGCTACCTGAAACATCTTCCTGCGTATCGAGAAACGCACGGATAACCTTCAGCGAGAAGGCGGGGGAGATCCACATGCCGTAGTGAACCACCAGCTCTTTGCAAACGAATGTGCCAAGCCCTTGTTTTGACTGGATAACACAGTTTTGTGTTTTCTCTAATTCTTTAATAAGTTCAATAGCTTGCTGACTACGAAGCCAAGCATGCGGCTCATGCTTACGTTCTTTGCCAGCAGCGCGGTGTAAATCGTTGATGGAATAAAGCCCGTTGAACTGACGGACAGAGACATTGGCCACAGAGATTTGAGCGTTCATTTCTGAACTCCTTTTGATTTAGGGATTAAAGGCCACCTGAATAGGTGGGGGTGTCCTACGCTCAAAAGATGCGCCGGGTCGTTGCCGATACCCGCACCCCCGTAAACTTGAAAATCTGTTGAAGGAGAGAGCAATCAGCAGACTGTTGGGGATTTGGTATAGATACAAAAATACCGACAACTGGTCGGGTACAGCTTTTGAAGTAGGAGACTGCATCATAAACAAAACCCCCTGCAAATGCAAGGGGCTTTGATTATTGGTTACTTCATCGCCATACTGACTTCTACATCCGTATCGGTAATAACGCAACGTGCGCGGTACTCTATTTCCATGCCAGCATTATTTTTTGCAGTAAAGCCACGGGTAACAACAATATTCCCTGTCGCCCCGATAGATGTTCCTGTATCAAGAATATGCCCGCTAAACGTGGATGGGTTTGCTAATTGCCGCTTAATAGCAGCATCGCATAGGTTGATAGCAGCGGCTTCATCAACCTGCTTATCCTGCACAGCCGTAACAGATGCTTGGCCTTTAATATCAGCCTCGGAAACATAGAAACGCTTGCCGTTGGCGCAATCGGCGAAGAATACAATCTGACTGCGCGGCTTACTCTTGCTGTCAGAAACCTCTACGATTTCCACCCTGTCGCAAGTGGATTCATTGGCCACAAGTAAAGCAGCCTGTGGCAGTAGTTCGTTGATTTTCGCAACGCCTGCCTTACCCCAACGTTGATAAAGTTTCGGGTAGTCTTTTTGCGTGTATTTGAAATCCAAAATACCAGCAGCAATTTTGGATTCTGGAGAGACAGTAGACGATTGACTGGCTTGACTGCCTCCACCAGACGAGCTACCGCCATCACAACCCCTGCCAAGTGAGAAAAACACACAGACGGCAAAAAGTATCCAAAGCACCTTTTTAACTGGGATTTTTTGTTTAGTTCCCACGCCGTTTTCAGGAGTATTTTGTTTGATTTTCACGCCTTTTTGTTGTTTAGTTCCCACACTAGCTAATGTTTGGCGCTGTATCCAGTTCTGCCTACGGACTTCCAAATCTTGCGGTTCGTCAAATAACGCGGTACGCAATGTTTTGATAAATGCTTCATTTTGCTCTATCAGCAACCGCCTACCATCAAACAGGTGGATTTCAATTACGCCGCCGCTTTCTTCGCTATATGATTCAATATCGATTAGATAAATCTTTGTTTTCCTGTTGAAAACAATAAATGAATCATTATAAGCAGCAGGAGCTTTTGGGAAGTCCCCTGCCAGCACTTTAATTAAACGCATCATCTTTTAGCTCTCTTGTGCAGTTGGGAATATTACTAAATCTTAACAAAACCATTACAACTGTTCAAACAACAGCTCGAAATCTTCCCCTGCCAGCTTGCGGATTTCCTCCAGCCAGTACATTAGCCCTTTATCTGTTTGGGTGTGGACTACTCTTTCCCCGTGGATAGCAAATGCCTGCTGTAGCCGCTCTTCATAGTCAGCTTGAGATTTTGCGCCCATGCCGAACGAGACCTTAATCATCTTTTGCATGGCCTGCGGAACTTTGCCCCATGCTGTTAGTCCAAGCCAGAAGGCATCTTCGCCGTATGGATATACGGTTTTGCTCTCTTGCTGTTGTTGCGGCTTCGGCTCGCCTTGGTAGCGGTGTTCGATGCTCAAACAATGCGAGCGGGCGCGAACATCACGATAACGGCGCTCGAAGGCTTGGGCGTAATCAATCATCAGCTCTAAATTGTTCATACTATTTCCTGTTCATCTGTTTGGATAGTAGTTTCTTGATACGGCGGCGTTTCATTACCCGGTACCAGCGGCTTGCCCGGATTTTTGCCTTGCGTTGCCGCTGGGCTTCACGGCGGGCTACTTCATCAAAGGTCGGGTCTTTGTAGGTTTGCGGCATTCACCCCTCCCTTCCGCCAAACTCCACCCCGTTGCCCGCCGCCCACGCCTGGATATACTCAATCAAACTCGCCGTACGCCGCACCCCCATCCGCGCCGTACTCTCCCGTAAGTTGATGACTTCGCCCTCCAAGCCAATCGCCATTTCAGCCGTGCCGCCGGTGGCAATCCGGTGCCCGGAGACAAAAATCATCTTCCATTGCTCGATTGAGAGTTTTTGGCCATTAAAGGTTTTCTGTTTCGCAATATCCCCCAGCATCGCGTGCAGCTTGGCATTTTGCGCATCCGAACGTTTCCGCTCCCGCACTTCCACAATGACCTTTTCATGCGACTGCAATAGCGTTCCCGCCATCTCATACGCCAGCTTCATCACATCCCGCTTGTTTTTCTTGTCTAGCACCCGCTCAAACTTTTGGCTCATTCGATTTCCCTCGCCTTCCTGCGGTACTCCGCCGCCAGTTCGCGCAGCTCCTCTTTCGTCCACTTCCGCACTTCATGGTCGGCATCCAGCTCCTCCACCCGCGCCTGCCCGATGCGTTCAATCAAGCCCTGCCGGTAGCCCCGGATATTGCCGCTCTCGTACAGGTTGCAGCGCACACAGCCGCCATGCACATTGGCCTCGTCAAACCGCAGCTTGCCGCTCCTGCCCGCCGGCACATAGTGGCAGGCTTGGAAGTTGTCCTTCCACGGTGTGCCGCAGCTGATGCAAGGCCTGCCCCTGTCCCGCAGCCGGATGTAGCGGTTAAACGCCTGTTGTGCCTTCTTGGTCAGCTCCGGTATCGTCTCCAGCCTGTGCCGCAGTGCCTTGGTTCTCGCCCGCTCCTTGCGCTTGGCTTCGCGCTCTGCCTTGATAGCCGCCTTGCGCTTCTGCTCGCGCCGATACTCAATGCCGCAGGTTATGGAACAGACAAGCTGCCCCATCCTCTGCTTCTCAAACACCGTGCCGCACACCTTGCATTTACGCTTGGCCATCCCGCTTCCTCCCGCGCCAAACCGTCCGGTAGCGTTGCGGGTATGATGTGATGTAGCCCCGGTATTCGCGCCAGCATTCCGATACGAACAGCCAAGCCCCGGCCAAAGCCGCGAATATCAGCAACAGCACAAAGCCAATCAACAGCACCACGGGCGAAGTCAGGATATACAGCCATCTGTGCTGCTCGTAACGTTGTAAAAATTCATCAATCGATTCCATGTTGTTTCCTCACTTTCTCCAAAATCTCTTCACGGGTCGGCGCACCGGACATGGCAGTCAGCTGGTGCAACATCTTCTCCTGCAGCTTCCTGTTTGGCCGGCAGCGGCGGATTTGTTCGGCACAGCATTCCGGGCAGCGGAAGTTCAGCACAGGGCCGGTAGGCGGGCAGCAGGGGCAGTTATCCACGGCTGCTCTCCCAGTCGAATATCAACACTTCCCCGCCATCCTCTTTCACGCGGTCGGCGATGCGGTCGCCCACCGCCGCTTTGAAGCCTTCAGGGTCGAGGTTGGAAATCAGGATGGTGGGTTTCATGTTCTGATAGCGTTCGTTGAACACGTCGAACAGGGCGCGGCTCTCGGCCTCCGTGCCGCTCTGCACGCCCACCTCGTCGATAATCAGCAGGTCGTAGCCGCCGAAGGCCTCGATAACCTCGCTCTCGCTTATTTCGCTGTCGTAGCTCTTGGATTCGCGCACGATGCGGTTGATTTCAGCCACGCTGGTAAAACGGGCAAAACCATTGCAGTTGCGGATAACATGCCGCCCGATGGCGCAGGCCAGATGGGTTTTGCCCGTACCAGCATTGCCCAGCAAAGTCAGGCAGCGGCCGGAATGTTCGCCACTACTGAACTCTTTGGCGTAGGCTTTGAAACGCTCCACGATGTAGCGCTGCTGCTCGTTGTCGGCACGGTAGCCGGAGATGGTTTTGTCGCAAAACCGCTTCGGAATGCGGGAATCGCCAATGCGTTTCTCAATTTGCTGCAGATGCCATTGGCGGTATTGTTCCGCCCGCTCTTCAGCCTGTTTCTGCTGGCGTTCCGCTTCGGCTTCTTTGGCACATTCAGGGCAGCCGCGAGTGAAGCGGGTGTACACCTCCTCGGTGTACTCGATGCCGTGTTTGGCACAGGTTTTCTGGCTGGTGCTGACGGGGGTAAACAGGTCGGGCAGTTTTTCGCGTACAAGGTCGCCGATGCTGTGCAGGGTTTCGGTTTCCATCACAAAATATCCTTGGCTAGGTGGGCGCCGCCGTTGCTGTGCTGCGGCACGGTGTTGATGCGGTTGGGCTTGGGGTTAGGGGCATTGCTGCCACGGTTGGCATGCAGCCATTCGGCACGGAAGCCGCGCCAGCCCCGTTCACAGCAAATCGTCAATACCTGCTCCAGCGACAAGCCCGCGTTGTTGGCCTCACGCTCGATGCCCTTCAGCGCGGTTTGGGTTATCGGGGCACGGTGGGATTTGCGCAGGGCGATGTAGTCTTGGGCAAGCTGGCCGTCTATGCCGTGTTCCCCAAGTACCCGGTAAGCCTCCGGTTCGATACGGGCGGCAGACGGTTGGCGTTTTTTCGGTTTGTCAGGTTTTAGCGGTTCAAGTTCGGCAGGCACAGGCGCATCTGCGACAGCGGATGCGTGTATATCTCTTGCTGTAATCTCTTGCTGTAAGTCTTTTGCTGAAATCTCTTGTTCCTTATAAGATTGCTCATTTTGATTCGTCGATTGCTCATTTTGACGCGATGATTGCTCATTTTGATTCGTCGATTGCTCATTTTGAGCAATCGATTGCTCAACCGTTTCCAGCGCGAAATAATCAATGGCGAACCAGCGCCGCTTATCAAAGCCGGACTGGTTGTATTGAGTGGTGGTAATAATCAGTTTCTGCTCTTCCAAGCTGGCAATAACCCGGCGGATGGTCGGGGCAGACCAAAACGGGAAAATGGCCTGCCAGTCGGCAGACGAGTTGTATATCCAGCGCTGCCCGTCTTTCTCATGCTTGCTCATGCTCAAAAAGTAGTGAAGCTGCTGTAAGAATATGGCTTCGTTCAGCCCGATGCGGATAGCCAAAGTAGGCAGCACCTGCAACGGGGATTCGTTGATTAACAGTTTGCTCATCATAGATTCCACATATCAATGAATGCTTGGGTTTCGCTTTCGATAGCCGCCCGCCACTCAGTCCAATTTTTGGTCGATAGTGCCAGCTCTTTCAGCCAGTCCATCCGTACCCCCTCATTAACCGCGTTCTTCATCAAAACCAGTGCCATTTTTTCATTCACATAATGAAACCGATTCCGCATAATTCCTCGGATGTATAGCAGTTGGCGCATATCTTCCGGCACGCTTTGATAGGCAAGGTTTCTCGGGATATAGTTGAAAAAATCATCTGCCGAATCAGGCATTTTTGCAGAGGAAAAGCGTTCAGCTACCTTATCTATCGAATCTAACACAGCATTAAGCGAATACTTTTTCAGCCATCGCTTAATGGTTCTTTTACCTTGGTCGTTTACTGCGGCTGGGGAAATAAACTCATTGATTCTTGTTGCCACTGCCTCAATGCATTGGCTATCAATATCTTGCAATTCCTCACGCCATTTCATCAGCATTTCCAACTGCTCACGCCGCTGGTTCAGTTCATCCAGCATGGCTTTCTGCTTTTGAATCACAGCGTGATCGTCCAGCGTCCGATGCTTCTTACCCTGATTGCAGTCCCGGCACAAAGTAATCAGATTCATGATGTCGTTATCGCCACCATTGCTGACCGGATTAATATGGTCTATTTCCAACACCACATCAGGTGCAGCTGCCACAATACTGACAAGTAAAGGAATCTCGCTTTAAAACTTCAAACCTAAGTTTTTTTGTTATCGATTTGCGCTTGCTTTGTGTCGTCTTGTTTGTCATAATCTACTCCGATTTGTAGCTCTCCCTAACACCATTGCCCGCCACGCTCCGGCGGGCTTTTTTTCATCCCCACCATTCCCGAAACCGCCGAAACCAGGCAGCCCTGACCGGCACATAAATCCGTTGCATGATTTGCCCGTCATAACGCGCATTGGCCGCAGCCCCCAGTTTCTCCCTAGCCTCTTCCGGGCTGTCCGCCCAAATGCTCAATGACCACGTCCTGCCTTTGAAACGGTAGGAGAACGTATATTCGTTTTTCGCATAATCCATAGGAGTTCCTTAGTGTGATTTTCCAGCCCGCCTCAGCGGGCTTTCTTTTGCCCGTCTGTCCGGGCTGCCAAGCGTCTTTCCGCTTTGTCTGCCGTGGTAGAATGGCTGCCTCTCACAACAGCCGACCACGGAGTTAGAAATGGCTATACCTGATTCACTTCCCCTTACCTGCCCGCAATGCGGCGGACAGGGATTCCACGTCGATAGAAGCGACGGCGACGGTCTGAACGCCTTGATTGGCGGTGTCTGCCCCAGCTGCGGGTACGTTTTCAGCCAAACGGATGTCGATAAAATCACCAACCACCTCAAGGAGCTTATGGCAGCCGAACTGCGCGACCAGCTCAAGAAGGCGGGGTTCAAATAGATTTAACCCGCTGAAGTCCAGCTTCAACGCTTGGACGAATACACCTTCTTTCGTTTCTTCCTGGGCAAACCATCCCCTCTTTTCCAGCAGTCGGTCATAATTCCGAACGGTGGCGACGGCATGGCACATCTCTTCAGCTTTATCCAGTAGGTTTGCTCCGGGATGTGCTTCCGCCAACCTCAACAACGCCCTGACAATCTCTTCTTGGTCATCAAGTGAAACAAAAGACCGTTGTTTTTCTTTCATCTTCTTTCCTTTCCTCAAAAATATTTGCGACCCTACTCGTCCCTAATCGTCTCTGTGAGCAAATCCTGATTAGGCGTAACCTCTCCGTACAGTTTTTCGCGCAGCAGTTGGCGAATCAGCGGGCTGAGCGAATCGTAGCCACGTATGGCGGCCAGCGTTTTCAAGTCGGCCTTAAGCTTCTCCGGCAGGTGCAGCTTGACCTCTTCAGTGCATTTTTCGCGTTTCATGGCTTAACCCTAAATACTTCCGCATACAAAGCACGCAGTTTGTCCATAACGATGTATGAAGGGGTTGTTCGGGTGCCGTTATTCAGCTTCGACACATAGGCGGTTGAGCAGCCAATATTCTTAGCAATAGCCTCATTACTCAGGCCTTTTTTCTTAATATTCGCTACAAGAGTTCTCGGTTTCATAGTCTTATCCTACTCATCAATAGCTGCATTATAAGTACTAATGTACTCAAAAAGCAAGCACCAAGATACTTATCTCATTAAGTACAATAGTACAAAAGGAAATTAAGATGAAAACACTACAAGACCGTTTGAAGTTTGCTCGAGCCAAGAAGGGATTAAGTCAAGCCAGCCTAGCTAAAGCCATCGGTAAATCCCAGTCCTCCATTGCCGCCATCGAAGCAGGCCGGAATAAAGAGACCACCAATATTGCTTCACTAGCTATGGCATTGGGCGTAGATGCAGTTTGGCTGGAAACAGGTAGAGGTACACCATTCATCAACAGTGCCAACGTCCGTGAGTTAGACATTCCCCTTAATACCGTCCCCCTCATCTCATGGGTCAAAGCCGGGTATTGGGCGGAAGCCATCGATTTGCTCCAGCCCGGCGAAGGCGAGCGCATCTCCACCAGTATCAAAGTCCGCCGCCACACCTACGCCCTAATCGTGGATGGCGACAGCATGGAGCCGGAATTTACCGATGGCGACATCATCATCGTAGAGCCGGATGAAGAGCCCGTCCCCGGCAAATTCGTCATCATCCGCCAAAACGGCGGTGAGGCCACCTTCAAGCAGCTCATCAAAGACGGCAGCCGCTGGCTGCTCAAGCCGCTCAACCCCCGCTACCCCGTCATGGAGATGCGCGAAGACGCCGTCTTCTGCGGCGTGGTTAAAGAAAAAATCAAACGCTATTAGCTAAAAGGAAAATAAGGATGAAAGGTTTGGCACTCATAGTTTTCTTGGCCTATTCACTGGCTTCGCTGATATTGGGAGTAATGGGTATAGGCCATGAATTTGGTTACTGGTGGGCATTTGCCGCAGTTGCCGCTTTTATTTTCGCCCGCTTTGCCATTCCGATATCTGTCGGCGTCTATCTCTATGCCCACCACGTTTGGGGGTGGCATTGGATCGGCGCGGCCGCATTCGCCTTCCCATTGGTCGCCGTCCAAGTCGCCTTACTGTTCGGCGTAACACTTGCAACCGCCTTCGAATACATCACACGCCCCAAGTCATAGGCCGCGTGTTCTGGTGGAGCGTGTTGGATTAGTTCGGCCAAGATATGGCCGTGTGTTGAAATGTGGAGCGTGTTGGATTAAAGCACTGTGGCAGGGCGGGATATTGCCGCAGGGGTTGGCTGGGGACTAGTGCTTCAGTAAGGTAAATGTAATTGCACTATATAACTAAAAAGATATAATATGCAGCTTAACATACATGAAAATGCAATATCTGATTTAAAATTTCTATCGGAAAAGGACGCGGAAGGTGTCGCCTATATTGACTTAGTATTTAATTTAATCAGTCAAAACCCAAGTTTTCTAGAGCACTTATTTCAAGAACAAAATTTCCGAGATTATTATGATCCTCCAGATAATATATTAGGCATCTGCGTTAAAAGGATCAGATCTCTCTGGAAGAGGGATATAAAAGTTATGCGGATTAGGCTAGATGATGAATCTGTTATTAACTATCGAATTATTTTTTGTACTAATTATGAAAAACAAGCAGATGGCTCCTACGCGAACAGGGAAATACAAATCCTTGCTGTGCTAGATAAACAGGTAAATAAGTTTAATTATGAGGTTGATCACACGATAACACAAAGGATTATAAGAGACTATGCTGAACTATCCTCAAACTAGCCACACTTATGCTATCGGATGGGCACTGTTGAGTGGGGTTTTATTATCTTCAGGGCCATCTACTATTGTGCCTTATCAAAATACACCAAAAACTGGTTATTACTGTAATAGATGCGTAGCCAAGCAGCGCAGTAAAACTGTGAGAGCAGATGACTATCTTGCACAAGTTCGCCGTGACCCGAGAAGAAAAGCTGCAATGGATAGAGTGGCAAGAAAAATTGCTGCTCGTTTGGATGCTAACACAAGCGGGATGACTATTGTTTCTTTGAGGCTATTACAAGGGCTTACTCAATCTGAACTGGCTCAAAAAACAGGATTGCCGCAACCTTATTTATCCCGTATTGAAAATCATCGGCAATCGCTATACGATCAAACCGTAGAAAAATTAGCAGCTGCGTTAACGGTGTCGCCGGAAGAAATTCGCCAAGCATTTAACAATCAATGGCAATACTTAGAAAGCCTTAAGTCATGAAGCCAAGCATATTTGTAAACTACTGTGATGATGTTATTCAACATGTTGATCCAGGGAAGCATAGTGCAGTTGGTATATATCCTGGTGTATATCCAATTAAAGAATTTCCGTGGGTTGTGCCAAAAATAGGTTTTAGTATCGCACTGTCAATCCCGGCAACATATGACCGTTTATACAACGATGAGTTAAATGTTGAGATAATGAAAGAAGACAAGGTGATCGCTAGTGTTACTATGCCTCCTGTAAATGCAAAGTTATTGGATGATAGCGGAGTTAAAATAGAAGAAAAAGTATTTAACGGATTTGCTCTGCAAACCATAGAATGCTTATATATTGAAGAAGAAACTGAATTAAAAGTTCGCCTACGCATAGGGGATGATATTGTGGCAGAAAGTGAGACACTTAAATTTATCTTTTCTCCTATGTAGCAGAACTTTAACCCCGCCCAGCCCGCCCAGCGCGGGCTTTTCTTTTGCCCGTCAAATCCCGTCCGACCGTAACCCGTAGCCGACTGTTGCCGCCAAGTGCGGCTTTTTTGTTGCGTGTGAAAAATAAATTCAACAGATAATCAAGTACTAAAGTAATTTATACTGAAATTAAGTACAATAGTACTTTACAAGTATTGAGTACGATAGTACTATATACCCCAACGAAGCACAACACCGCTTCACCGCCACCCTCAAGCAGCAGCAGTCAGGCCGGAGGGGAACTGGGGCAAAAGACAAACAGGCCGGGAAGCCGCCGCCCCTATCAACGGTTAATTAGGCGAATTTTTAACAGAGCCATTTCAAGGAGATGGCTTGATTAAACATTCATTAATTGATTGGAGAGAACAATCATGTTACGCATCGATAGACACCACGACAGCCAATTAAATGCCTACTTGAGCAGCCTAGACGATGACAGTTACGTTTCTGATACTGCGGACGAAATCATAGCCGACAGCATCCTGGACGACATCATGCCCCACCTCAGCCCCGCCGCCGTGGATGAAGTAAGAAAAATCGTTTTAGAGATGGCAGCAAAGCGCATCCGAAAAGAGCGCGAAGAAGCAGGGCGTGAAAGAGAATCTGATGAGCGCGAATACCGCGAGGAGTGCATCAACGAAGCATACTGGAACAGCTTCTAACATAAGGAAGGGAACATCATGCAAAGCAATACAGATTGGAAGTGCAGCCGCGCCATTAAGGTACTGCAGCGCGGCATAAACCTTATCCAAGGCACAACGCTGGATGAAATCATAGACGGGCTAAGCCCGGAGGTGCGGGCTGCAATCATCAAGCACATGATGGATAAAGCCGACAGCCTTATCCGCGAGGAAGAGGAAGAACAAGAGGAAGAGCAGCGCGAACGCGAACAGCAGTTCATAGGCTTGGCAGCCGGCCAATAACTGCAAAGTGGCGCAGAGACCCCCAGCCGGCGGTGGGGCAAAACACCGGCAGCAGGCAACGGAAAAAGCAAAGACCTCCTATACGGGTAATCCCCCCGAAAAGTCGCCGGATGCCTGCACCTTTACATAGGCAATTCTTGAAAATAGTTTAGCGATGCCGTATATTATCCGCCAATAGGCAGTACAGAACATCTTACGGGTATGTTGTTGGTGAAAGCAGCAACTTATATTTTTAACCACTAAATAAAAGGAGCTTACCATGAAACATATTTATTCAGAGGGCTGGGAAGTCTAAATGGGCGCCAGCTTTTTAAATTTAATAGCAGGGCTAGGTACATGTATCGCAACGGTGTATCTAGCCATTTTTGCGTATGCACAGGTAACGCTATCCAAACGGCAAAATCAGCAAAAATCCACAGTAGACCTCCTTATTTCCAACAATAGCAATCAGCATTACCGTGAGCAGCGGCAAAAATATCTCAATATGCGCCGCAACAGGGAGAATTTTACTGCTTTGGCTTGTAAAATGTCAGAGAAAGGGGAACACGAGAGCAAGAATATTGTCATCCTTGATGTTCTGAACTCGATAGAGTTTATTTGTGTTGGCATCAAAGAAAATATTTTTGATGAAGCTGTATATAAGCGCATGAGTCGAAGTAGCGTCATCAATGATTGGCATGCCCTCAAGCCATATATCATGGAATTGCGTAAGTTAAACAATAATAACGATAAGTTATTCTGCGAATTTGAATGGTTGGCTGAAAAATGGATTAACGAAGACAAGTAGTTGTTAAAAGTTAAGAAACAATAGTTTTAAGCCGTCTCACAAGAGGCGGCTTTTTTCATGGAGACCCAAAATGAAATCCCCCCTCGCCGCTTGGACAGCGGCCTTTTTTATGGGCGCGGCCTTTGTCGCCATGCCCACCCTAGACGCACAAGACCGATATTTACAGACCGCCCAAGCAGAGACCGCAGCCGAGCGGATAGCCAAGCTCGACCGACAAGCCGAGCAAGAGGCCGCCGAAGCGCAGAAACACTACGAAGAGATGACCGACTACGAGATTATGCGCGGCGTGGTGTACGAACCGACTGAATAGGAGGTATTCATGATTTTCGAACGTGAAGTTTATGCCAACGTAGAAGTTGAGATTGAGCTGGAAGAGGTACTCGAAAGTCTCAACAAGGATGGTATAGGCCAAGTCGAGCAATGGCTGAAAGAGCAGAAAGGCCAAGAATTAATGGCTGCCGACACTATCAGACTTTGCGACCTTGCCCAAATAGAAACGCTGAATATGCCGCTTCCATATTATTTGAGAGAGTTATTAAGTATGACATTTGGAAGAGACTTTGGAGTGCAACAATGAGCCCAAAAGAAGACCTGTACCGCAAAACCTACCCGCTAGAGGCCAACTCCATTTTAAGCATGGCTGCATCCGTTGCCGGAGCGGCGATACACCACTACCGGCTCAACCCCAAAAGCGAAGATAGCAGGTTAATGGCCATCACCATTCCCCTCGTGCGGAAAAACATCGCCCCGATTGTCGAAGATGCCTATTACGTTGCCAAGAAAGGCGACAAAGGGCAAGACATATTTTTGGATGCGGTGTTCAAAACGGTCATGCTGCTTGATACCGCCTGCAAAGAGGCAGCAGCGCTTGGTTTGGCCGAAGAAACACCGAATCCGACCATCCAATAACCACCGGAGCCAATCATGACCCAGCAAAACAAAACCCACTATCGCAAAGTATTCGACAGCCCCTACCTGTCCGCCGCCGATATTGTCGAGCCGGTAGTGCTTACCATCAGATGCGTTCAAGTCGAGGCAGACAAAACCAAAAAGACCAAAGACAGCATGAATACCGCCTACTTCGCCGAGCGTGAAATCCGAGCAGGCGAGCCGTTAAAACCCATGATACTCAACGCCACCAATTCCAAGATGGTAGCCAAGATAACCGGCAGTCCGTTCCTGGAAGACTGGAACGGCGTGCAGGTAGAAATCTATGTAGACCACAACGTGAGATTCGGGCGCGAAACCGTGGAAGGCCTGCGCATCCGCCCTGCCGCCGTCCGCCCGCCGAAGCGCGAGCTCACCCCAAGCAACCAAGTCATGTGGCAGCGCGCCATCGATGCCTATAAACGCGACGGCAGTCTGGAACAGGTGGAAGCCCACGTTCACATCAGCGAAGAGAACCGTCAGGCGCTTATCCGGCAGGCGACCCAATCATGAAATGGTACGACATCGAACAGAACAGCCCGGAGTGGGAAGAGCTGCGCGCCGGGCGGCTGACTGCTTCCAACTTCGCCCTCATCATGGCCAACCAACCCAAAGCCTTCAGCGATGCCGCCAAACGCCTGGCCGTACAAATCGCTTTCGAGCGCATCAACGGCCATTCCATGCGCGCCCACTACGGCGACGGCTACAGCAATGCCGATATGGAGCGCGGCCACATAGAAGAGCCGGCAGCCCGTGCCTTGTATGAAGCAGAAACATTCTGCACCGTGCAAAACGGCGGCTTTTTCTGTGATGACTATATCGGCTGCTCCCCCGACGGCCTTATCGGAGAGGATGGCGGCATCGAAATCAAAAGCGTGCTGCCGCAAACCCACGCCGCCACCAAACGGCGCGGCAGCTTCGACCCCGCCTACCGCTGGCAGATACTGGGCAACCTTGCCCATACCGGGCGCGAGTGGTGGGATTTTGTCAGCTATTGCAGCTTCGCCCCCGATCCATACCGATTATTGGTTTACCGCGTCTGCCGCGAGCAATACAGCACACAGATACAGCAACTGCTGGCGCGTGAGCAGCGATTTATCGAACTTATCCAAAAACAAATGAAGGAGTTTTCATGAGCACCATCGCAGTAGCAGGCCGCTTCACCAAAGACGGCGAAATCCGTATTACCCCGAACGGCCACCACATTCTTAATTTCGGCATTGCCGAAAACATCCGCATCAACGGGCAAGAGCAGGCACAGTTCTTCAACTGCCAACTGTTCGGTAACCGGGCCGAAAAGCTTGCCCCTTATATCAAAAAGGGCGGGGCGGCTACCGTATTTGGCAGCCTGCAAATCCGCCAATACACCGACCGCCAAGGCATCGAGAGGCAGAGCATCGACATCATTGTCGGCGACATTACCCTGCAAGGCAGCCGCGACCAAGCCCACGCTTCCCAACCGGCAAGGCAGCAACCAGCCGCGCCCGTGCCGCAAGATGATATAGACGATGGAACAATCCCTTTCTAGGCTACCTGAAACCATTGCCAAACCACCCCAACCCTGCAAAAATCATCTCCGTTTATTACTCGAACGGAGATGAGC